GTCGTTTTCCGCTTGCCTCGCCCAGATTTTGACCCACCCCGGGTGATGCCGGGGCGGGGTCGGGTCGGGTCAGGGTCGCTGCTCGGTTGCGCCGCGACTCGAGTTGCAGCTGCGATGGGCGGGTGCCAGCACGTCGGAATCAGGACCGAACACGTGGTCGGCTGTCCACGGGTCGCCCTCTCTCGGGCCTTCGCCGCAGATGTGGCAGTGAGTTGCTGTCTCTCTCACCAGTCGGGCACGCTCGGGGTAGTCGCCGCGGTAATGGGGTCGAGAGGCGTTGCGTATGGCTTCTCGTCGACCGGCGCAGACGTCGCATCGGGTGGTGTTGATGGTGAGTCGTTGACACTCAATGCAGGGTCGGCGAATGGGCATGGTGTTGATGGTAGGTGTCGGGTGGTTGGGTTGGGGTTGGGACAGAGTGAATCGTGAGACGGGAACTGGGTGTGACTACGTCACACACCCAGGTCCCTTTGTCTGGCAACGGTTTCAGTTTGGTGTCCCGTGTTCGTGTCCCCGTTTTTTTCGGGTGGGGTGGGGTATTGAAAGAAGGGTGGTGTGTTGAAATGAGGGTGGGTTGCTAGAAACTCGACACGGTTTTCTGGCGGATCGGCTGAGGGTACCCCACCCCATTTTTTTTAGTCGAGTGGGTCTCGTAGTCGGTTCTGAGCGATGGCTCGGAGGGCTGGGCCCCACTGGTCGTTGCGGGCTTTGATGCCTGCGGCTCGGGCCTGCCGGCGGAAGGCTTGGCTGTTTTGGTGCTTGTCGCCTGGCTTGAGGCCGAGGGTGGTGATGAGGCGGCGGGCGAGGTCGTAGGTGTCGCTGGTGAAGGTTTCTAGTTCTTCTTTGAGTCGGATGGGTTTGTGGTCGTCCTCGAGCTGTTCTTCGACGAGTTCGACTTCGGTTGGTGCCCAGCCGATGCGGGAGAAGATGCGGGTGAGTTTGATGGTGTGGCCGTCACGTTGGAGGTGGTAGACGATGTCGACGTCGTCGTTCTTGGCTGATGATCCGCGTTGGCCTTGGGTTTTGCCTTTGTCTTTGCCTGCGTGGTCGGTGCGTAGGAGGGCGACGCCTGCTGCCTTGAGGCTTAGCCCGGTGGTGCGGGCGAACTCGCGGTAGGTGTCTGCGGAGTTCTCTTCGCCTTCTACGGCTCGGCCGGTGGTGTCGATGACGACGACTTGGGCTCCTGTGAGCTCTACCATCTTCATGACTTGGGCTGCGCCTTCGTAGGTGTTGAGCGGTGGCAGCGAGGGAATCAGGGCGTAGTGGAGGTGGCTGAGGTCATCTTCGTTGGTGTAGCCGAGGGTTTCTAGGCGTTCCATCAGGTCTGATGCGGTCATTTCGTAGTCGAGGTAGAGGACGTGGACTGGGGCTTGGGCTGGTCTGCCGAAGATGGGTTTGCCTGTGGCGAGGGCTGCGGTGCAGGCGAGGGCGATGTAGGACTTGCCTTCTTTGCTGACGGCGAAGAGTGCGGTTTGTCTGCCGCGTGCGATGAGTGGGTAGGCGATCCAGTCTTCTGATTTGTGGTCTTGGTTCCAGAAGTCTTGCCAGTTGATGAGTTGTTCGAGGAGTTCGTGGGTGGTGGCGGTGGTGGGTGTGGGGTTGGTGCCGAGGTAGGCGGCGCTGGCTTTCTTCCAATCACCACCATGTCTTGTCTGGGCGTAGTAGCCGAAGCGTGAGTATCCGCCGGGTGGGATGGGTGCGTTGGTGGAGAACACGATGAGGGCGTCGTTGCCGTTGTGGTTGACGCTGGCCGAGATGCCTCGGTCTTTGCCTGGGCGGGTGTAGTAGTCGGTGCCGTTGTGTTGGTAGGCGTGTCGCCAGCCGTCTGCGGTGAGGAGTGAATGCCAGTCGTGTTGGGCGTTGTAGCGGGTGGATGGCAGGTTGGGGTCGTCGCGGAGTCCGTCGAGGTCGTGTGGCTGGTGTCGGTCGATTTTGGGTTCGACGGTGAGGCGTTGGATGAGCCAGTCGGGTGCGTAGGCGGGTGCGGTGTTGAAGCCGTGTTCTACGTCTTCGATGTACGGTTTGCCGTTGGGGTGGAGTGTGGGTGGTGCGAGGACTTGTCCGCCTTCGCCTCTGATGTCGAGTCCTGGGCCGAGGCGTTTGCCTGCGTCGTTGCGGACGTTGATGTTGCAGCGGAAGTAGAGGTGGCGGCCACCTGACGGCGTGTGCACCGTGACGGTGGGTGGGAGTTCGCCGTGTTCGGCTTCAAGGTCAGCCAACGTGTCTGAGCCGCGATGTTGTTCGCGGTCGTCGATGTCGAGGACGAACAGGTAGGAGTCGCGGAGTTTGCCGGTGGCGATGCCTACACCCCAACCTTTGTAGAGGGTGGTGAACCATGTGGTGATGGTGTCGGTGTCGCTGGTGGCTTTGGTTTGCCACGCTTCGATGCCTGACGGATACTTCTCGCCTGGGGCGATTGGTATGACGCGGATGCCGCGTGCAGCGTATTTCAGAGCGTGCTCGAGCACGTTCATGGCGGGTCTCCCTGATTTGTAAGTAGTTAGTTTAGGTTAGTTCGTCACACCTTGCGGCCGCGAATCTCATACAACCATTCACGGTATTGCTGTTCGCTCATCCATTCGTCACCCCAACTGAAGTACGCCTGTTCGGCGAGCTTGTTCATCGTGGTGATGCGGAAGAACGCTGGTGTGTCGACGGTGGCTTCCTTCCACCGGGTGCCGTCGTCGGTGGCGTAGTGATACTGCACGATGAAGAACGGCAGACCGGCACGGTCGGCCAGGTCGATGATCGCTTTGACGCTGGCGTCGACGCGCACCACCCCGTTGATGTGACGGTACTCGACGAGCGCTTTGGCGACCGACTGGTCGTATTCGATCATGAGGAAGTCGATGTCGACTGCGGGCACGTTGAATCCCCAGGTGCGGTGCTTGGCGCTGAGGATGGCGTCTCGCTTGAAGTGTCGTTCATTTGCGGTCATTGCGTTTCTCCTGTTTGGAAGTGAGTGGTATGTCGAACCATTGCGGCCAGATTTGGCACGGGTGTTTGCCGAGCTTGATGGCGAACTTGTCGGCACTGTACGGGTCGAGGAGCGTCTTGCCGTTGCGCCATCGTTGGATGGTGGCGCGGGTGACGCCGAGGTGTTCGGCGATGATGCTCGCCCACGTGCCCTCCTCGAACTGCTCGAGGAGGGCAGCGGCAGGGAGGCACCGCTGGCGGTCTACGCCACGTGGCATTCAGTCCCAATCCCGTGAGAGTGCTTCGGTGTCGTACACCTCGTCACCCCACAGCTCTCGGAAGAACTGTTCGACGGTCTGGTTGGCCATCGCACCGACCTTGGCGATCGGCACGGTGATGCGGCGGTATTCGCTGGCCGCGGTCACCGTGGTGATGTCCGCCGGGTCGATGTTGGTTTCCTCGATGAAGCACTGCATCGCCTGGTCGACTTGGCTGCCACCGGCGGCGATGATGATGTCGCCTGGTGTGTCTTCGTCGTAGTCCACCTTGGTGACGCCGAGTGCGCCGTTGGCGTGGAGGATGTAGATGTTTCGTTTCATTGCTGTTTCTCCTTGAGTAGTCGGTTGGCGATGTTGAGTGCGAAGGCGAAGCCGAGGAAGAACATGGTCATTGCTGTTCGTCCTGGTTCGGTTCGATGGGCGGGTAGAACGGTTCGCAGTTGATGACGCGCCACTGCTGCATCTTCATCTGGTTGTCCGCTCGGCGTCGTGCCGCTTTCTTGGTGGTCGGTGCCTTGAACGCGACGCGGCCTCTGGCTTGGTGGTAGTCCTGCAACGCCCACCAGACGTTGTCGAATCCTCCGTGTACCAGTGCTGCGTACAGCTTGTCGGCTAGTTGTTGTTCGCCTATGAGTTGGCGTTGCAACTCATTGACTTTCTTTCGTTCCAATGGTGTCATCGTGACTCCTTGGTTGTGCACACGGCGGGTGTGCTCCGAACTCACCGGCGGGCGAGCGTGGACTTACGGTAGCAGGTCAGGCGGGCTCGACGGTGCACCCCGACGAAGATTTTTTCATCACGACCGGTGACGGCGAATGCCGGGTGCAGATTGGTGGTTCGCTCGGCGTGATGTGAAGAGTTATTTTATTTTCACAACGCGGGCATCGCCACGTCACTCGTCGTCGGTCTCGTCTTCTTCCCGTATCCATGCTCTTGCGATCTTGGCTTTCTGGATGTGTGAGACGGCTTCGCAGAGTCCGATGGTTTCGGCTGCGGTCTGGTTGGGTGACGCTTGGACGAGGAACTGTTGGTCGCCTTGTTCGTCTTCGACGATGGCGATCATGACGTAGCGGACGCACCAGCCTGCGCCGACGGAGTTGATGTAGAGCTCGAGTGGGTCAGTCTTCTTCGTCATCGCCACCGTCGCAGCATGGCTTGGTGGGGACCGGTTCGCATCCGCACGGTTTGGTTGGGTCGTTTGGGTTCATGTTGTGCTCCATCCAAGGTTGGCTTGTGGCGAGGTAGATGTCAATGCCGTTGTGTTCGCCGTGTGGTTCGAGTACGCCTCGGCCGACTTGGATGGCGATCCATTCGTCGAGGGTGAGTTTCATTTGCGGTCGAGGCTAATCGGCGGCGACCAGGTGGCTTCCCAATGGCGTCCCGGCTTGAATGCCACGGTGATGTTGCCTTCTGGATCGAGCGTGACGAGTAGATGTACACCACCTTGACGGTAGGCGCTCATGACGTCGGTTGCGTCGATGTGTGCTACCCAGCGTGAGTGGCCGTCGGAGTCGGCGAGGACGGTGGCGAACTTCGGGTCGGCGATGCTCACGGCTGTTCCTTGAAGCGTGATACGGCATCGTTGTGCTTGTCCTCAATGTGTTCATGCACCATGCTCAAGCAGGCGAGGTATCCGGCTGCGTCAACAACGGAGTCTCGGTGCCATCGTCCGTTGGCATCGTTGGTGCCGATGCGTGCGAGCTTGACACAGATCATGAACATGACGGCTTGTTTCACCGAGACTTTGATGCCGGTGAAGGCGTAGAAGAGTTGTGAGACTTTCCAGTAATCGTCAAATGGGTGGCTGTAGGCGTCTTGGCGTGGGCCGTTGACAAGGTCGTGGGCTTCGGTGAGGATTTCGGACCCTTTGGTCATTAGTCAATAACCTTTCGTTCAAGTAGTTCGATGTATCGCTCACGGCCTTCGGCTTGGATGCGAATGATGTATGGCAGTTGCTTGATTGCTTTGTCAATCCAACGAAGACGAATCAAGATTCCGAGATGCCCAAGGTTGAGCAGAATCAGCACGATGTGGATTGCGGTCGTGTCGTTCACAGTTCAACTCCTTGTTGGATGTGAAGACGGAGGCGCTCGATGGTGGTGGTCAGCGATGCGATTTGTTGTTTGTAGGCGTCAACTTCTCGTATCGCTGCGGTCAACGAGTCTTCGAGGTTGTCTCGTTGTTCGGTGACGTGTGCGAGGGCGGTGGACAGTTCGGCGATGCGAAGCTGTGCCTCCTCGTTCATTTGTCGTAGGGCGTCGATGTCGTAGGTCATTTCTTGTTTCTCCTTGTGAGTTCGGCTTCTAGGGCTTTGATTGCTGCTTCAAGACGATCCACGTCTCCTTGGCCGACGAACACTCGGCGAAGGAACTCGATGGCGTCCCTGATTTCTTGTTTGGTCATGGATGCTTTCTAACAGGATGTGACCGGGACAGGGAAAAAGGGAAGGGAAAAACCTGCCCCGGTCACAAGTTCTATGGCTGTGGTGTGCGACCTGGGCCACGCAGGGCAACCCAGGTCACAACACCGATGATGACGACGAGAACAATCAGTTCCACGTCACCACATCTCTGCCGAAGCATCGTTCTTCGGTGCCTCGACTTTGGCGGCGTAGAGCTTCGGTGCGTTGAACGCAGCCGACTTCTTCTCTCCGTCACCGGTGTATTTCACCGACAGGGTTGCGCCGACGAGCGTGGAGACGCCCGCCTTCTCGGCTGCTTCTCGAATGGCTTTGACCATCTGGCCGCGCACCCACAGGTTTGATGCGCCGGTCGGCTGGTCGAGGGTGAAGACGAAGACGTAGCGCGGGTCGCCGTTGTCGTAGGTCTTGGCG